TCTACATTCCAAGTGTAGCACTCTACCAGACTGAGCTACACACTGACGCATTAACTATTTAACGATCGATTCGTAAAGATCTTCAATCTCTTCCTTTTGCTGTTGAAACTGAGCAAAATTCTGTTTATGATAGATCTTGGCTAATGCATTGATATACTTCTTATCGATATCAACATCATCCACCAGAGCATTAGCTGCTTCTTTTTGGAACTCACGTTCTGCATCAATACGAGTCATCGAATTCGACATCTCTTTCATGCAGTCTAATACCTTTTTACGATCTAAATCGTTACTCAGCATTAACATCACCTGGTTCTGTAGCTGCCGCAGCTTCATCTGCTGCTGGTTCTGCAGGCTTATTTGCTTCAAGGAAAGCGTTGATTCGATCGCGGGCTCCGCCCACTGCTGTAAGTTCTTCTCCACGGAAGGCTCCTCGTGTTGATGCCACGTCAATAATTTGGATACAAGCTTGTAGATCATTAAGACCTAGCTGAATTGGTTCAGCTGCTGGTGCTTGTGTTTCAGTTTCTGCTGCCGCAGTTGTTTGTTCTTCGCTCATGATTATTCTCCGTATGATGAGTTTTTCTCTAAAGCAACCCAGTATTCTACAGGCTCTTTAGTGTTTTTAAAGTGTGAAATTAGCTTTTTAGTGATAGCTACATCATAGTCTCCATTTGTAAACTTAAAGTTTCCGATATTGAACACTAGGCGAAAGGCTTCCTCTTCACGAGTAATGTCTTCCAGTTCGATCTCAAAGCTATTTGATGTAGGATCATCTACATCTGTAACTACGATTGACGCAGTGTTCTCACCGGCTTTACCTGTGATTACTGCAGTATTTATACCTAATGCAGAGGCTGCTTTACGAATTGACGCCATGTTTTCTTGTGTCAAAGTAAATGCAACTTCCGTTGAAGGCATAACAACATCCTTCGAAGGAGACGTCAAGATAGACGGTTCCGAGAAGAAGTATTTAATTGCCTGACGATCTTTAGAGATACGTACAGACTTAAACTCGGGATCAAAGGTCAACTCAGGATCTTCGAACATTCCGATTGCACCTAGGAACTCATGGAGATCATAGATACCGATTTGTGCAGGGATATCTTCTACAATAGTTGCAGACGATAATATTGTTTTTGACTCAGACATTGTCTTAATCACATTGCCAGGATTCAGAACGATCTGGCTGTTGATGGCGGCAAAGTTCTTGAGAGCGCCAATGGTTTCATTCGATAGTTTCATGATTTCTCCATAATGAATAATATAGGTTATTATACCACAGTTTGAACTGTTTGTACATAGTTATTTTGAATTATTTTCTTTATCAAGAACATATAATCCGATTAGCGTATAATGCAACATCTTAAATAGATCTTTGCGATGTTCTTCAGGTGTACCTTTCTTGCCAAAGCGATCAAGGTACTTATCAACGTTTCCAAGCATAAAACCCATACCATTGCCACGATCAATAATAACTTCATTAGCCTGCAGTTTTGTTTGACCATAATGTAAGCCATAAGTAGAGTCCACGTAATCCGCGAACTCTGCTATTAAGTTATCTTCATTAAATTTGTAATCCATTAAATCCTCTATGTTGTTTGATCGAGTGCAGTATCTAACATATCATCTATTGAAACATTATCATTTGCAGTTATCTCAGTATTAATGCTTTCATCTATCATTGCATATAGATCTTTGAAAGCTTCTTTTGTGTCGGAGTCAAAACGACTAATGCATAAATCAATAGACTTTGCACGATCTTTAAAGATTGCGAATGTCTGTGTGATATGGCATAAACGACGTGTTGAAATGATATCATCTACTCCACCATCAGCATATGTCTTACGAATAGTTTCTGACCATTGTGTCAAACGATTAGCAAAGTCTTCATCTTTACAATCAAATTTATCCATATGCTTGAGAACAATTCTTTTCTCAGTAGCTAGAGTCGGATATGGCTGCTCAAGTGTGATAGTAAAACGCTCAAGGAAAGCTTCATCAATGATAGTAGCTGCAATAAAGCGACCATCATCTGAACCTTGACCTTTAGTATTTGCAGTAGCAATCACGTTGAAACCAGCTGCAGGTTTAATAACCTCACCAGTCTTTTTGATCATGATAGGTTTGCCTTCAAGAACACCTTGTAAACACATGATCTTATTAGAACCACGGTCAATCTCATCGATTAACAGCAGAGCACCTGCTTCCATAGCCTTAATGACAGGACCTTTTGCAAAAACGGTCTCACCATCAATAAGACGGAAGCCACCGATCAAATCATCTTCATCTGTTTCAGGAGTGATTTGAACTCGAACGTACTCACGGCGGGAGTTAGCACATGCTTGCTCGACCATGGTTGTCTTACCGTTACCTGATAAACCAGTAACGAATGTTGGATAAAATGACATAGACTTCACGATCATTTCTACATCTTTTGAGTGTCCCCATGAAACATAGTATTGATCTTTAGAAGGCACGTACACTTCGCTATTAATAATAGACTGTACACCAGATGGCAAGTTTTTAGCCTCCTTAGTTGGAATTTGACGAAATGGCACAACAACATTTTCTAAGTTGTAAAGTCCACGCCGTATTTTAGGAAATGATGTAGCAAATTTATATGCTTCGCCGTCCTTGATACCAAGTTCACGGGCTATAGCAGTTACTTCCGCTGGGCGGAAATTTACTTGATCAGGAAAGCGAGTTGCCAAGGTTTCCGTTAGTGTTTTTTCAATAAAGTTCATAATGTATCCTTAAATTTATATAATATATTAGTGCTGGCCGAAAAGAGCTATTAGATTCCACCAAGTATACTGTGGTCCAAATCCAACATCAATCCATCCCATAACGAACATTGTCATTAATAGGTAGCCAAAGCCCTCAGAAATCTTTTCACGTAAAGTCATACTGTCTCTCCTCAATCATTTATGTAACCATTATACCACAAGTAAACATGTTTGTACACAACTATTTTGTAAGATATTGTAAATAGTTGTATACTGTGATATATATGTTACGCTACTAATGTAGCAAACTGAGTAGCAAGTACTTTGTTTCCTTTCTTAGAAGAAGTATGCTTCTTAAATGCTCTTGTGATCTGAGCTTTAGTAGCTGATGCTGAGTAATCAGTATCCAAAGATAACTCTTCGGTATCAGTACTTAATGCTTTACCGTTCAATAAGAAGTACTTATCGTATCCAAGTTTGCCATTAAGAGATATAAACTTATTACTGTTATATGATTTGCGAGCATCTGCCATAATTTCAGTTGAACAGTATGTGCTACGATAAGCTCTGTACATTTGATTTTTCCAACCATACGTATCAGTACATACATAGAAACCTATTGTTGTTACACCTTTGATTTTCTTAAGTTGTCCTAATAAAGCAGGACCTAAGTCATAACGATCTGAAGCTTTAACCATACCGCTGTTCATACGAATATTATAACCACAACGCCAGCCTGATGATGGCAGTTTATTATCATCAGATATCCAATCATTGTTATATGTTTCTAATGGATCGCCATCACCATCAGTTAAGAATACAACGTTTACTTTCTGAATACCATGCTTGGCTTTAAAGTCAGTAATGATGTATTCGGCACAAAGAATAGTTTCAAATAAAGGAGTAGATCCTAAAGATTCATACTTAGACATTAGAGGTGAACGATATGAAACGTCAAGATCTATAGACTGACGAAGTAATACCTCACGAGCATTCTTAATCTCAGCACGGCTAAGGCTGGATGATATCAATTCAAATACTCCAGCTCCATCAGCAAATACATTTCCAGGAAAATCTTTATGATCTTCGTGCTCATACCTGCTAGTAAATCCATATACAACAAAAGGAATATTAACCTTAGAACAGAAGTCTACAAGTGTAAGAGTTTGACGAATGATTTTACCAATTACTTTTGACATTGATCCAGAATAATCGATAAACATAACCATACCATGAGATTTAGCATCTGCTAGGTTAGTTATTTTTGCAAAGATATCATCATTGAATTTATAGCTGTGAAGCTTATTAACATTAATAGCGCCTGAACGAGAAGTTTGAGCACGCTTTAAACGATATGCAGCCTTACGCATTTCAAATTCTTTTGCCATAATTGACACTACAGACTTAGTATCTTTTTCAAACTTAGCAATAACATCATTTACATTGACATCGCTGTATCCATAATATGGATTAGATGCAACCATTTGCAAAGAGAAATCGGCATTTTTTTCACGACACTTTTTAACTTCAGCGTATGGTATTACAGTACGATTTAGTTGCTCTCGACTAATGCCGTTTGCAAATATAGGCTGTAATCCTTGATCACCTTCTAGCAGCTTATGCTCATTATCTCTAAATGCTTCATCAGATTTAACTTTCGTGATATCAGATTCATCATTTACTTGTGAGAAATCTTCTCCGGTTTTTTCGGCATCGGATGCTTGAGTTGTGACCATGCCGGATCCAGATTCATCTTCTTCTGAATCCTGTTCAGTTGTCTCTGAATTCTCCACCTGAGAATTATCCTGCGAAAAATCGCTATTCGATAGTTCATCTTCTCCTTGATCATCCTCATCAGGGAAAGAATACTGTGGTTTATTTTCTTCATTTTGTTCCTGTTGATCCTTCATAAATTCATATAAAGCTTTGCATGCTTCGATAACATCTTCCCATGTTTCGACAGCCATAACTTGATTTACAATTGGTTGTTCTTGCGCAGAAAAACTGACTTCAACCAGATCGCGGCATTTTGCTTTGATGTTAATACGATCAACAACATTGCGTGAGGAGAGATCAACGCCTGCGATCTGGAAGAAATCTTCCTTATACAACACAGCATATCCTCGCTTAAATGAGGAGACAAGACCAGGATACTGGCGCTGTACAAGTTTTTCAATACGTACGTCTTCAACAACGTTTACGTATGAACGCGGTATGCCTGGGATTTCTGACGTAGAGTCATGCCATCCTTCGGCTGGTGTATATAAAGCGTGTCCTACTTCGTGGCCGGTCAGTAAGTCATATACGTCCTTGCCACGGTCTTTCCATAATGGTAGACCTAGAATACGCTTTTCAACATCAAAGAACGCAGTGCGGAAATTGCCATGCTGGACTTCAATGTTCTCTTTAGCCAATAATTTAGCTAAGGTTGTTTGTGATGTACTAATCATTATGTCTCTCCTCATTGATTATGGTACCATTATACCACAGTTTAATAAGGATGTACACAGTTAATTTGTAAAAAAGTGTAAATAATTAGCTTATTTTTGAGAAATTATGCTCTTTAGTGAATTCAATCTTAGATCTGAACTTACCATCTAGCAAATCACCCTTATGTGATATAACAAATACATTACTATCATCTTCAAGGGTACCAAGAATCTTCATTAGATTATCTACACCATCATGATCAAGTGACGAATCAAATGTCTCGTCTAACACTAATAGGTTTGTAGACGTTGAATTCTTCATACGTGCAATCTGACGCCATGTGAATAACAGTGCCAAATCGATACGCTGCTTCTCACCTTCAGAGAATGACGCATAGTTAAATGTATCTCTATGGCGAGAACGAATAGTCTCAGTAAAGTTCTCATCTAGATCAAATGCTACAAAGAAGTCTAATACCTGCAAGTAATTATTTATAAGTTTATTCATCACAGGAAGATATTCTTTAACAACCTTTGTCTTGATACCGCCATCTTTTAGCATCTCTGCTGCAGCATCGTTGTATGAACGCTCATCTAGCATTGTAAGCTTCTTCTCTGAGAGGCTATCACGATTATTAGTATGAGTATCCAGATCGCTATTTGCCTGACCTAGATCTCCTTCGCGAGAACTAAGATCAGTGATATCAGTTTCTAGATTATTGATCTGACTTTGAAGACGAGAGATATCACGATTGTTTGTAGTAATAACAGCAGTATTGTTTCTAACCTTTTCAGCAATATCATTCAATTCTTCAATAGTAGTCTCTATTAAATCACCTTGCTCATTTGCTTTAGACATACCTTCTTGTAGTTCTTTAGCTCTGATCTGTGATGATTCAAGCTTTTCGGCTTTAATGGCTACATCTATATCCTGAGTGCATGTAGGACATTGATCGTTGTTCTCATAGAACTTTGCATCCTTAACAACAGTATTCATTTGCTGCTGGAACTGAGCTTGATAATGCATCAATGATTGACGCTTGTTATGAGCAGCTTTTAATCGATCTGATAATCCATCTTGTAGATTCTCAATAGTGATACTATATTGATTATTAGACTCTTGCATCTCATTGATTTCACCTTGGAATGCAACGATATTATCACGCTTAGAACGAATCTGATCATCATTCATTTGAGCAATATCTCGGATATACTTCTTTTGAATAGTAATCTTTTCTTTTAGCAGATCTAGATTATAGTTAATGTCCTTAAGATCTTCTTTAATTCTTGCACTACGTTCTTTGAGAATACCATTCATCTTAGAGAAGATATTAATGTCTAATAGATCTTCTATCACGTCACGCCTGTGCCCACCCGGGAGCTGCATGAAAGGGATAAACGAAGATGAACCAAGCACCACGATCTGGTGGAATGATTTATGATTAAGCTTTAGGATGTTCTGTTCAAGGAACTTCTGATAGTCTCTTGCCATAGAAGACTGATTAATCATATTGCCGTTCTGATAAATCTCAAACTTACTTGGCTTAATGCCACGTACAATCTTAAAGCTATGGATACCTACGTCGAATTCAATTTCAACAACGCAATTCTTATTGTTAATAGTGTTAACTAATTGTGGTTTATTAATATCACGATGTGGCTTACCGAACAAACTAAATGACAAAGCATCTAGCATCGTTGATTTGCCTGCACCGTTTTGTCCTACAATCAATGTAGTTGGTGATCGGTCTAACTGCACAACAGTAGTCTCATTTCCAGTTGACAGAAAGTTCTGCCATGAGATACTCTTAAACTTAATCATACTAAATGATCTCCTGATTCTGTGCTTCTACATATAAACCACGCATCATATTCTTAATCCTATCTTTATCCAGGTCTGTTTCAACTGCATCTACATATGAGTCAAGCAAGGTAGTGGTATCCTCGATAGAGATATCGGAATCATCCACATTCTCACCCATAAACTCATCAAAGGTTTCAGCAATCTTCAATTCATTAGTATCTACTCCTTGGATACGGTCAATGAATCGATCAAACAAGTATGGTTCAGACTTATTAACAACGACTACTTTAACAAACTTATCACGTAGAGTTTCTACATTGTAATCATTATACACTGTTTTTCGGTCATCGTACACTACTTTTTGAAAAATAGTTATAGGATTTCTTACAGGTGTCAGTTCACGTGTTTCAGTATCAAGAACATGGAAGAACTTATTGTCGTGTGCATCTGACCATGTAAACTCCATTTGACTACCAAGATAGTGGATATTACCTTGATTAGACTTAGTATGGAAATGACCAGACATTACTAATTCAAAACGATCGAATAATTCAGTACCCATACCATGGGTGTTTGGCATACCTTTCATCATATCAAATCCGACTAGCTCAAGATGTGCGCCAATGATAGATGCTTTGCAGTTCTTTATAAAGTCAGTGTATTCAGCATAGTTTTCGTTGTTAATCCATGGCACTACAGCAACGTCACACCCATCATAGTTCAGCACTTTCGGCTTCATGATAATGTTCACATTGGACGTATAATGGCCTAACAATTCCTTTAAAGAGCATAGATCATTAGTATTCTTATAGAACACATCATGATTGCCAGGAATTATGTCCATATGAATTCCTTTCTCACGAATTGTATCAAGGAAGACTTTGCGATTTGAATTCAGTGCTTTAAAGTTCACATACTTTCGATGGTCATAGTAATCACCTAGATGCAATATCTGAGTGATGCCATGCTCTTCCAAGTACGGAAAGAACACTTCTTGATAGAAGCGCTCCTGGTACTTAATAAAAATATCTGATGAGTTGCGACACCCGCAATGAGTGTCATTTAGTATTGCTACTTTCATATGTTAGTTTAACCTTCATTCATAATATTGTGCTCAGGAGTCCAACCTAAAGCAAGTAAATAATCTATATCAGCTCGCGTTGCCATACGCTCACCTGGCGCTTCACCGCTACGCCATTCACCTTTGAAGTCAAACTTCTTAGCAAGTTGTGCAACCGGCGTGACGTGACCTGTGCCAACATCAACAACTGATTGGTCTATTATATAACATTTTTGAACGATTGTACATATAGCATTGCATAAATCTTCAATATGAATCCAATCTCTGAAGTGATCTTCATTAATATAATCAACAGAACCTTTTTGCAATCGCTTATATAACATATCTTCACGCCCTGGCCACACTGTATGAAATCTCATACCAATGTGTTTAATAGAAAGCATCGATGCCATTTCTTCAATCATCTGTTTAGTAGTAGCATACGGATTTAACCACCATTCATGAGCATTAGACGATGAAGCATAAACCACTTCTGTACGTGTACGCTCACAGTACTTAAAGATTCGTCTAGATAGTTCAACATTGTTCTTATAGTATTCTTGTGGTTCTTTAAAAGATCGTCGAACTCCAGCAAGACCAGCGAGATGGATAACCATATCGAATTTCTTTTCTTGCTTCTCCCAATCAACGTCAAGCAAATCTCCGTGAAATGTTCCTACTATAACATCTCGTTCAGCAAGTGCTTTAGTTAAATGTGATCCAACATAGCCTTCATGGCCGGTTAAGAGTACATGGTACGACATAATTTTCTCCGTTGCTCAGTTAAGTTCTCTTCGTTTGATATGCTAGCTTGTTCTAGTATACTCATTTGAGTGTTGAACTCTCTAGCTTTGGTATAGCTTAAAAATGCCTGTACATCTTTGGGAAAACATGCCCCGCCATATCCGTATTCTCCAGTAGGACCAGGCACGTCTAAGTGGGATATGCCTAATCTAGGATCTAATTGTAATAGTGTTTTAAGTTCATTCCAATCTCCACCGTATTGATCATACAGTTCGTTCATATATGCAACTTTAGTAGCAAGGAATGAGTTGACGGTATACTTCATAAAGGATGCAGTTCTTGCATCTGTCTTATGAATAGTTTTACCGAGTGATTCAAACAATACTGACCAGAACAATGGTTTTTCACCACCTATAACCATGTCCTTCTGATTCCTGATATCTTCAGCTGCATTTGTTGCAGTCAAAAACTCAGGAGAGTATACCGCATTACTATCGATATAATTTGCATAGTCTGGAAGTATTGTACTCTTAATCATAATAGGCTTTTCAATCTGTGACATAATGTCATTAATGATTGAGTAGTCTACTGTACCATCTTCAAGAGTAGGAGCTGGCACACATATGATAGAAGGTTGTTTATATGCTAAAGGAGTAGGATGCAAACCCTGAGCTGGATCAACACGAGTTACATGATATCCATTCTCTTCAAGATAGTCAGAGTATGCACTGCCTACATAGCCATTACCCCATACAGTGATATATGGCATATTAGCCTCCCATAAACAATTCGAGACCTTTAGCTTTACGCTCTTTCTCTGCTTGTTTCTCTTGCTTACTAAACTCTTTTAGTGAGTTATCGGTATCACGGATCTTATCAATACGAGTACGTAGTTCTTCAACGAACGCACGTTCAGTACCAATTGGAGATCCACCAGTATCAGCAGTGCCATATGATAGGAAGTCTTCGATACCAGCTTTTTCAATCCATTTGAATTTGATATCTTGTTGCTTCTTCTCTTTGGCAATACGACGCAAGAATGCATAATAGCAGATTTGAGTAAAGTATGCAAACGCATTAGGGTTACCAGTGCGGGTTGCTGCTTCAATATTATAGTTTGTGATTGCTTTGAGACAATTCTCAACTGCATCCATTACCATTTCTTCACGATAGGTATATCGGATAAAGTTAGATTTGTGTGATAGTCCTTCTGCAATCTTTAGAAAGCATGTGGCTATATAGTCAGGCACAATGGGTAAAGCAATCTGTGCTTCTTGTGCCTCGTTAACCTTTTTCACGTAATCAACAACGGAGTAAGAGAATTCTCTATTGTTGACGTAATGGGGCTTCATCTTTGGTTTTATCTTAGTCATTATATACTCCTAGTATATTTTACCATGTTAAGATTATTATAACACGATTCTTAGGAAATGTACACATATTTTTTATTAATTTATTTTAGTTTATACCGCAATTAACTGTGTACAAAAGGGGTAAACTGTGGTATAATAAGAGAGTATGCTGCTGAGGGTAGAGGTACCATATTAGTGTATTGTCTTATTAATACTTACTACGTTATCAAAATCCTCATCATCATTATCAAACATCTCATCATATATATCATCTTCATCAGCACCATATACTGTGTTAGGCTTCTCTTTAAACTTAAGAGCCGTACGGATATAGTGTTCTTTAAATTGATCTGTCACTTCAGAGTGTGTGATAATAGTAGTTGGATATACATGGATTACTTCGTCTCTAGCCATCGGCATCCATTCAGTAAAGTAAAATGATTCTTTGCCAGCCCCTAATGACATAACATTAAGCATTAAAGGAAACTCTATAAGAATTCTATTGTTCTCAGTGCCTCTAACCAGTCCGATGAACTCTTCACCATTCACTAGTTTAAAGTGCTGAATGTTAATATCTTTTAATACATTATCGTCCATTATATATCCACTTCGTATATCTTGTATTTAAATTTTTCTTTGCCGTAGATCTTCATGCGTTCTGCCGCATGAAGCAATGTGTAGTTTTTACGAGACTTCCAATGAAGATCGTCAGCAAGATCGAATAGCTTAGTTGCTTGGCCGTTATCAGATTTACGTAATCCACGACCAATAGATTGTAATACTTTAATTTGTGACTTAGATGGACTCGCAAATATAACATTATGCAAGTTTCTAATATTGACACCAGTACTGAATGTTCCAAGTGATGCCACAATAATAGCATTCTTTTGAGTCTCGGTTATCTTTCTGATATCTTCACGTACGTCCGCACCCGTCTCACCTGACACATAGAATATCTGTCTGCGAGCATGAGCTTTCTTCTTAATCATATCATATAGAGGTTTACCATGTTTTTCTACATATTGAAACAAAACAAGAGTATTGCCATCTTGATCCAACGCTAGGTTAGTAATGAATTTGTTGCGTTTTTCATATGCAACGATATAATCCATTTCCTCTTGGTATTTCTTCTTACCCCAGGCTTTGCGTATATCTTCTGGATACTTTAGCAAAATCATAGAGATCTCTAATTCTGACAGATCACCAGAATCCATAAGATTCTTAGTTGTAGTCACATAATGTGCTGGTCCGAAGTGTCCTTCCAATACGAGTTTATGTGTCTGTGTTCCGTCTAGTGTGCCTGTTGTACCAAATCTAAATTCAGCTTCACGCATCTTAGATAGTATGGATATAAGAGACTTAGCTTTAAAGTTATGCGCCTCGTCACCGATCACTGTGCCAAATTGATTAAACCACTCACCGCCCAGCTTATATATCGACTGCCAGGTAGAGACAATAATTCGTTCGTTTTCAGCAAACTTAGGTCTGCCTGAATAGATTCTATGAGTCATTTCTTCGTGATTAAATGTATCATCAAATTGGCTATAATCACCAAAGTCTGAATACATCTGTTGTACCAATGAAGTAGTAGGTACAATAATTAATACCCGTTTATTAAATCGTTCTAAGTACCAACGAATAATCAGATAAATGATCAGAGATTTACCAGATGCAGTAGGCGATATTAGCAATGCACGTTTCTTTGTAAGTGCGTGTGCAACAGCATCTAACTGATAATCTCGTGGCACAATTTCTTTACCATTAGAAGACAGTGTAAGATCATTAACCCATGATAAATCAACTAAAGCATTAGTAGATGGTATTCCATAATATGCATCGTGTTCTACCTCAATATGATAGTCACGTCCAGGAGTTGCAGCAAACTCTTGCATATAAGCAAAGAGACCACCTGGTAGTTCACCGGTCCTTACATCGAAAAGACGAATCTTTCCATCCCACATCTTATTCTTATATGCAGGCATGAACTTATAACCAGGTACAAAGAATGTAAAGAAATCACTTATCTCATTCATTATACCAGGGTCTGCAGTTACTGTAAGGAATGCGTGATTCTTTTTCTTCACGCTTATTGTTTCAGACATTATGCACCAGACTCGAATTTTCTCCAGTCTATTGCATTTTTGATACTAGAATGTCTCCATCGAATATTATTGATGATTTCTTCAAGCGTTTCTTTAATAGTCTTAACATACTCTAGCCGAGCTTCCATCTCTTGGATGTGAGGATCGGAATCGTAGTAATACGACATTTCGCCCTTCAAAACCTTCAGACCATTCAATGCGTCGTATTCCCAGCCAAGTTCATCAATCTGATCTTTAGTGAGTTTACCATTGTACCAAAGCCACTTCTGTTTTAGAAGGACTTTGAATTCCATATCTTTACGCTTCAACTGAAGTTTTGTTGTTGTAAGAAGTTCTAAGTACTTAGCGTGTAATTTAGCGGAATCAATAGATGCCTGATCTAAACGAAGCTCATCGATCTTTGAGTCTTCTTTCCACATAGCTAAGATATTTTCAATATTCATCATGTCAATCACCGTTATTTCATATTAATCAAAAGTATTTATACTAGGTCGTAATTGACTTAAACTTAAAGTAAGAGTACTGAAAAGTAACCGAAGCAGTTAAGTATTCAATATCAGTTGCAGTTGCATCGAATGGTAGTGAACTGAGGTTGATAGGGAATGCGTCAATGAATTGAATTTCTTGACTAACGTTGTTATGGCTATTCAATACTTGTAAGGTTACATCACGCTCCTTACGTACATTATAGTCATCTTCAGTAACTAAGCCGAGGATCCAATCATGGATCTCTTTATAGTTATTCATTTTCTCATCTACGAGAAATGTTATATCAAATGGATTATATTCTACCTTATCAGGCGCCATACCGATATTACGTTGTGGTGTATTCAGCACTGCAGGAGATATACTCATATCAGGTAATGCAATTTGCTGAACCATGTATTGTGCATTAGGATACTTTTTTGAATCAATTACAAGTCTAAAACCTGACGGCGTAAGATACGATAAGTTCTCTACTAACGTAGATGTTGCTTGTTCTTTAAAATTGATGTTAGCTGTATACGGCATAGTGCACTCCTTATACCATTATTTATAACGAAAAAAGGGCAGCCTTTCAGCTGCCCCCTTTATTACTCTAAGGTAGAAGGTTTAGCCTTCGCCCAAGATGTTTGTTACTTTAAAGATACGGTAGTATTGGTTAGCACGATCTGCGCCAACGTTATCACCAGCAGTTGCTCCAACGAATGGGTTAGCAACCATGCCGTAGCGAGTCTTAAAGCCGATTTTTGGTTGGAACGAATTCTCACCAACTGCACGAACCATAGTTAATGGTACGTATGGGCAATAGAAGATACCTGCATCATATGCATTTGCACCTTTATAACCGATGTTAACATAGTTAACTGCAGCGTATGGATCGATGTACACTTTCATGCCACCTGAGATTGTACCAGCAAAAGTATTACCAGCGTCATCAACGTTCAAGTTTGCATTACCAGCAAGTGCTGGAGTGTAGTCAAGCATACCAGAAGAAGAAAGAGCAGCAGCCACATCTGAAGAACAGATTAGGAAGTTACCTTTACCGCGACGTGTTTCACGTGCGATTACATTAGCTTCACGTTGGATTTGTACCAACAAGCCTTTGTACTTCTCTACAGACCAACGACCGTCAGCATCTGTATTAAGATCAAATGTACCGCCAGTTGTTAGGTCAGCTTGTTGCGCACCCAATTTAGCTTTCATGTTGATCGTACGGATAACTTCGCGGTTGATTTCAGCAAGAATTTCTGCAGACAAGATGTTTGCAAGTTCTGCTTCAGCGTCAAGACCGTGTACAGCTTTAAGATCTTGTGCAAGTTCCATTGTGTACTCAGCTTTCAAAGCACGAGACTTTGCAGTCACAGTAGCTTTTTCGATTGAGAACGCCATTTCAGGGAATGCATTTGATCCTGAATCACCTAGAGCTTCAGCAGTTGCTGTTGCCATAGCTGTACCTGGAGCATATTCTGCAACAGTATCAGCGTCGTTACCAGCGGCACCACCAGAAGCTGGATCGTCACCAGAGAAAGGATCGTTGTTGCCAGCGTCAGCTGAACCAGTGTCACCAGATGCAGCACCAGAGAATTCAGTGTTAGCTTCAGCAAACAATGCTTCAGTTCCACTTTGTGAAGTATACTTTGACTTCATTGCGAAGATCAAACCAGTTGGACCAGTCATTGGCTGAACACCAGCAATGTCATAAGCCATTAGGTTTGGCATTGAACGACGTACCAATGAGATCAAGATTGGATCCCAGTTATCGATTCCGCTGCCAGTTGCGTTAGCAGGTGCAGCTTCTGTCAATGAGAAAGACTGATGTCCACGCTCTTCAGCAAGGGCCTTCTCAGTGTTTTCAAGCATGACAGCAGTTACTGCAGCACGATGCTTGTCTTTAAATGCAGGAGCGTCTGTGGATTCCATTACTGGTGCCCACTTCTCCATTAGATTTTTATCAGCGTTAAACATTTTTTGTTTACTCCGTTTATAGATTAGATATTGTTAGTTTTAAGGGCAGCCAAGTAACTAGCCATGCGTGGATTCACTGAGACTTCGTCTGCAGAGTGATCATGCATTTCTACTTCTTCGCTTACGGTTTTTACTTCTTTGAAATATGTTTCTTTGATAGTATCAACTTTTGCACTAAATGCATCAGCAGATTCATAAGTAACATCTTCAACAAGTGATTTTAGCTTTTCAGCTTGTGCTTCGCTCAAACCAGTTGCAGATTCACGGACGATTGCTGCGCGAGTAAGTGAATTCACTTCTTGTGCCAACTCGATGTTTTTCTGCTCGGAAACATTAACAGCTTCTTCTAGGTTGTCTACCTTAGTAGCAAGATCATCGACTAGGTCGACTTTGCCCTCGGGTACATCAACATAATGCTCGGTGAATACACCATGCAAAGCTGTCATAAAGCTTTCAGCAACTTCGGTACGTAGACCGTTTTCTACTGCAAGTTTATTTTCTTCCATCCAGTTTTCGACGACGTAGTTGAGGTAGCCATCAACTTTTTCGACCAATTCAGATTGAATGCGTCCTGTTTCTTCAGCTAGTTCTTCTGAATACTGTGCTTCCAACGAATTAACGCTTTCAGCTAGTTTTGATTTTAAAGCAGCTTCAAAAATGATTTCCGCTTTATCCTTAAAACCTTCAGACAATGTAGCTTCGGATTCAACCAATGCTTTCAGATCTTCATCGAAGAGACCTTCAGCTACAACATCTGCAGCATCCGTATCTACACTTTCAGCATGCATTTTCATATATGATGCTTTTAGTTCTTCTTTGTTCATCTTAGACATTTTGTTGTACATGGCATTAACCATACCTGCTTTTGTCTTTGGTGGAGTAGCTTGAGCAGGTGCAGATTTCTTAATCTCCGCGCCAGCTTGGTCAGCTACCTTTTCACCATCAACTTCAGGTGCAGCTTTTGCCTCGTCCAGGTGATCCCCATCAGAAACTTCAACGTTCTCAAGGGTCTCATCTTGGAGTTGTTCAACAACGTCTTCGATATTTTCGTTATCAGACATTTAATTACTCCTATTGAGTTAAAGTTTTGAGAGGAAATCTTTAAAAACTTTCATCTGGACATTTGCAATGTCTGCAGACTTGGCCTCTTTGATCTCAGTCTCGAACTGTTCAATTTCCTGTGCTTTTAGGATACCATTATCCCAAACCCAATCTACTCCCTCCATGATGCCATTTACAAAGGCTTCTGGAGCAGAAGGATCCTGTACGATATCAACAGTAGATAAGATAAAATCGTTACCCACTACGTTAACACCGTTACGTTGCACAAGACTACCCATACCACGACTTGAAACACCAAGCTGAACACCACCTTCCATCAAACCCTTAACAATTTGACCCATAGGAGTATTCAGTATTAGTGCCTTACCCATCACATTATTACCGTCCCAAGTGAGTTCGGTAATACGATGGGATACTTTATCCAAATTAACGGTTGGGCCTTCGGGATGATTTAACTCACCCACAGCCCGTCCTTTGGAAACTTGTTCGGCAGAGTACTTAGCCACTGCCTTCTCTAAAATAGCTTTCGGATAGATCCTGCCATTGCGGTTCTTACCTTCAGCTTGCATAAAGATACCTTGGATAGTAGCAGACTTCTCACCCTTGCCATTGGCTTCGGTCAAGTACTCTAACTTATTATCCAGATGTTCTGTAATTAACTTCATGTTATATCTATCAGCCTCTCGGAATCGCTAAACTGGTTAACTTAATACCGGCATTAGCTGCGAATATGCATTCTGTCTTTGATTTTCTAATGATAACATGTTCGTCAGACATAATAGTAAAACTACCGACGACTGTTCCACTTTGTGCTGTTACCAATGTTACAAGGTGCGCAGCTGCAGTAGTATTAATAATACGTACATTAACTCCAGCAGATACTGTTGAAGCAGTACCCGTTGTTGTTGGGGCAGCAATCTCTGCACTAAGTGGTCTAATTTCGGCCATTCTTTATTTCCCCATCAGCTTTGTAAAATCGTTAATAGCTTTTTCAGCATCTTTTTCTGTTTTAAAAGTATCTAAATCTTGACCATCAATTGATGCAATGAATTTAGATCCTTTCTTTTTTATTTCTGCCTTAAATTTACCTTTACCAACCTTAAAAGACTTAGTAGCCTCGGAGACAGTATTAGGCTTCGTCCTGAATTCCTGAAACTTCATCATCGAGTTCTACTTCCTCTAGTTCTGGTGTGGTACCAGTCATACCTTGAGCAATAGCAATCTTACGATCATCCATTGCTGTATTAATTTTATCTTGCATAAGCGCAGAAAATGCGTTGTTCGCATCATTGTTACTGTCGCCGTTTAATGCATTAATTAAATCACTTACATTCGTCATCTTAGTCACCTTTCATTTATTTATACAACTTGAGATTTACACTTCGTCATCTGGGTTGTCATTCATACCTTCATCGTCAATCTGCTTAATGATGTTTTCAATATCTTCTTCAGTTTGCATCAATACGTTCTTACGGATCCATTCAACTGAATAGTAACGACCAGCGTACTCATCAATTTCACGCAATGTACCTAAACGCTCGCGTAATAGTTCAGCATCTTTTAATTCAGAAAAATGGTTATCCTTCAAGAAGTCTACAGATATATCTGATCTAATATCTTCCCATTCTTCATTGGTAACAATACCTTTAAGAATAAGTTGTGTCTTAAGAATATCAATAAAGAGTGCAGAGAATTTCTTACGTAGTCGGTTAATAAACTTCTGAAACTTAAGTTCATCCCTTGAGATCTCTGTAGATCGACCAAGATTAAACTGCTGTTCCTGCTCTAAACGACCACTTGGTACATTAAGAGATTTATATAGCTTACGACGGAAGTATTCAATGTCATCAATCTGACCTAGGTTTTCACCACCAGGCAGAGTAGAGATCTCTGTGCCACGACCACCTTCACGGCGAGGTAACCAGAAATCTTCAAGCATTGACATATGCTTCTTGTCATCTTTCATATCACCAGTTTCAGCATCGTAAACCATTTTGTTACGATACTTAGCCATGATATTACGTAGATATTCTTCAGCCTTACCTTTTGGAAGGTTACCTACATCGATATAAAAAATACGACGTTCAGGTGCACGTGCAAGACGATAGATTACCAATGAATCTTCCATCATACGAAGCTGATTAACAGGCTTCAGTGCTTTGTGCAAATGCGACAGTATCTTCTTACGACTTGGATCTAATAGACCGGAAGTTACATATGTGATTGCATCCTTTGCAATCTTCAATCCTTGAGCTTTAGTTCCAAGTGAATCATTTTGGAATATAAAATACTCAGTAGCACCTACTACGATTTCGGCACCGGTCTTAGGATCTTTTTCTTTTTTAAGCTCACGCACTTTGCGGATCTTTGTAGGATCAATAGAACGTAGTTCAATTAAACCTTGACCAGGATTAGACTCGTCAATAATCTTGTGGTAGTACAAACGACCATCTACGTACCAACGACGAAAGATGTCATGCCCATACCAATTAAGATTGAGCATAGAAATTACATGCTCGAATTCTTCGTTAATTAATTTTTTAATTCGATCAGGTTGATCTAAGTCATCCATGATCAATGATACTGGTGCTGAGTCATCATCTGAAACAATAGCTTCGTTAACAATGTCTTCTACAGCCGCATCACATTCTGTGTGTTGAGAGATATCCCGGTACTTAAAAATAAGTTCTTTTTCAGACTTGGCCTGGTCACCATTAATATCAACATACTGGCCATAATGACCACCGGCATTGATTACGTTACCAATACCCTCATCTTCATCCATAGGAGCAACAAAGGAAGCGCGTTTGCGATCCTCTTTATCTTGATCCTTTTTCTTTATTTCAAAACCAAAAAAGTCGGCCAATGTGTAATCCTCTCAATAATAGCAGAGGAGAAATAATCCCCTCTGCTTATACTGTTATTTATAAGGGTTTAAGAAGTAGTATCTGATTCCCAATATTGAACTTGAAGTTCAACAGTGAACTCTTCGATAACGTTTTCTGAATCATATGATACATCGATTGCAGAGATGTTAGTCGGGAAAGTTCCTCGGAAGTCATAGCGTTTTACTACTGCGCCAGCCTTATTTAACTGTTCTACAACCATGTCAGCTTGATAGTCGACAGGATTTGTTAGTCCAGTGTTTGCATTGTGTTGGTTAATACCATTCATCCAACGCTCGAACGCATTACGCGTTTCCATTTGAACGTCATTGATGATAGTCACTGACCATGGTTCGAATGTACGATCGCCTGCAATTTGCAATTGACGTCCACGGAACGGGATAGTGATTGGTGCAATGATAGAACCAGGAAGCTGAGCAGCTTTACACATGAATGATGCTAGCTCAACATTGCCCCCGGCATAACCAGGGAAGTTTAATGTGGCTTTAAATAAGTTTGCTCGGGCACCGCCACCAGTCAACTTGGATTTAAAGTCATCTACGCCTAAAATAGCCATATCTTATGTCTCCTTACTGACCGATGATTTCAGAGAACTCAACGCCGGTACGTGTGGCAATGAAGTTCAAAGTGATAAAGTTAATCGAACGAGCAGGCTTGATGTAGATATCAGCTACGAAACGGTTACCATCAATGACTGCACCTGTGTTATTTGTAGCGTCACAAACAACTTGGAAATCAGTGATACCGCGTCGACCTTTTACATCTCGCAAGAATGGTTCAACTAGGTTGCGGAATTGCGCCCGTGTGAACTCATCATTGAATTCAAACAGTTGGAACTTAGCAGCAGTAGATACCGCTTTTTCCAAAGTAATAAACAAGCGACGTACGTTAATACGATCAAAAGCACTTGGACGACTTTGAGCTGTTTTATCACCATATAGGATGATGCCCTCACCAGGGAAGCTAACGATTGGGTTAACTCTAGCTTTGTATAAGTCATCACGTGCTGCTTTCTTAGGATTAAAAGCAATTTTAGTTACACCAAGGATTTGACCTCGTGTGAAACCAGCAGGAGAGAACCATGCATCGGCTACGTTATCTGTGTTTGCACACAAACCAGCCATTGCACCTGAAGCTACGATCCAGCGATATACATCATTGTATTTGTCATACACATATAAAGCAGTTGAATCAATTACTGCATATGAAGATGAAGTTAGAGCATCAGCCCAGGTCTTCACATCAGCTGCAGCTGTAGCATTGTTTACTGTTTCTGCAACAGCAGGGGAAACAAACGCAACGCAATCTTTACGGCCTTCGGCAATAGCAATCATTTTATTTGCCATTGTCACATCATCTGTAGCTGAAGTTTCAGGACCAATCAATAGGTTTACGTCGACTGTTTCAGCATCGTCAAACAAGTCGTATGCGGTTTCTAATTCGCCAACGGTTGGTGCGTTATCAGTTGTAGCACCCGCGAGTGATACAGTGATTGCAGTAGAACCTGTGACGAATGCAGCGCCAGCAGCAGCATTAACAGCAGAACCTGCATCTGTCAACGTTGAAGTGTGAGCACCCCAGCGAATCCAAGCAGATTGATTGTTAATTACGTTTGCATAGTAATTGTCCGTTCCGTCATCAGCTTTAGCATCAGATGCCTGAGAAACAAATGCGTATGTTTCTAAGATCGTGCCAGCAGTACCAGTAATAGTACCGTCTTGGTCGATAACCGCAATATGCATTTCATCTGCAGTATCTCCATTATTTGCTGTTGAATAAGCTGAAGTACCAGGTAATGTGTCAAAACTTCCTTTATATGCCCATGCGTTAAATGCTGTTGCATCTGCAGGACAAACTGAAACTTGTAATGAGTTACCTTGAATACCAGGAAAACGAGCGATGAATGTGTCTGTAGCACCAGGTGTTACAGTTGCATAATGATCGTCATTTTTAACCAAAATGCCAGTACCAGAAGTAGTAGCGTTAAGGTTAGTAGTAGCTGCACGGACAACGCGCAATGAGTTACCATACTGCAAAAACTGTGCAGCTGGATAAAAATATTTGTAAGTGTCGGAATCAGGTTTACCGAAAATGTTAACTAACTGTTGCTCGGATCCTACCGTTGTAATTTCATCAACAGGGCCCCACTGGAATGCACCAGCAATAGCTCCGATTGATGTAGATACAGCAGGAACAACATTAGTCAAGTCAATTTCTTTTACCTGGACACCAGGTGAGACTTGGAATGCCATGTATTTTCCCCTTCATTGAGAATTAATAAGTTTTCATAATAAGATGGTTTCACTAGTATTATTTATATATATACGGTTTTAGAAGAATACATCCTTCTGTACAAACCAGGTATCTCCACCCTCTCGAATAGATTCTACCTCTTCTATTACGCCATCATCGAAAACTCCAAATGGTACAACATCGTCTTCGATCATTCTTTGTTGTTCTGCATACATCATACTCTTCATATCGATATCAGTCATTTCACCGAAGAAGGGAGTAGCTGCAAACCAACCGAACATAACTAGGTTCATCATTAAGTCATCATGATTTCCATCAGATGCTTCATATGAGGATCCTTTTGCCACAAACGTTGACATTTCTATGATAGTCTCTTGATCAACAACAGTAATCTGACTCTGTTCAACGAGATCTTTAATATTTGAACAACCAATGCGCTTGACCTTTCGGGTCATGGTTACACCAATTGAATTAGCTTTAATCATAGATTCAACAAATACATTTTCATATTCTAAATCATAATATAAGCCATTACATACAACAGCACCTTGATCATTAGATTCAATGACTACATAAGCCTCGTTATATGTCTTAGCATACTTATATATGATGTCTGGTAAAAGCAATGGTGAGATCATATTATCTCGGTATACTGCTACCTGCTGAAATGGTTTTGTTGTCACATCAATAATATTAAACGTTGAGTAGTCCATGCCTCTACCCTTTGCCACGTCGACAAAGACCATATAGTCATGGTTTTCTTCTGGTTTAACATATACCTTTACATTATTCTGTGTAAAGACTGGATTCTGTGCTTGTAGACTTAATAAACAATCGCCAGATATCAGTGTGTTACCAGTGCCGTGGAAGGTATTACCAAATTCTTGGTTAAACTGTAGCTCTGACGTGTTAGCAATTGTTTGTTTTTTCCATGCATCGTCACGGCCGGGAACGTCCCACCAATCAACTCTGAATGGTTTAAATTCGTTTGTGCTCTGTACTGCACCTTCCCA